TATTATATTAAACTCCGAATGGACAAATACTTCCGTTAATCGTAGATTCTAATATTGTCTCCACGCTTTAGGGTTTCACTCATGTATTGGGTGGAACCCTTTCTATATGCCATGATCTCTTCCAAGTCATCAAGAACAACGTTGATGTATCTTGGTTTCAGTAAGAAGATTCCTCTCTTATCATTCTGAATATTTTCTTCATACTGATAATTTGTAACTGGAACTGCAGCATCACTTCTTGTGATTAATGATGAAGACAACTCATCATAGTATTCAAAAGTAAATCCAGAATCAACTTGCAGTCCAGCAGGTAAAACCGTAACACCATTACTGTCTATGATTTCTGAAGTTTCGTAGTGATGAATGCCACTGAATAAAGTATCATAATTACTATATTTTTCTATAAGAAAAGCATCAAAAGATGACTGTGGTAATGGCCATTCTGTTTGGATGTTTTGGATATTATTGCAAACTAAAACCAACCAATCTAAATTAGAATCTCCATAAAATTCAAAAGCAACATTGTCTGGTCTGTCATCACCTTTGATTTGATACTTGGTAAAGACAGATAAGTCCTGGAAGATATCTTCTCTTAACTTCCCTTTCTTGAATAAATTTTTAACAGTGATGTAATCAGAAATCTTCGCATCAGGAAGTCTGCTGACGTATTCAAAATCTGGAACTCTTCTGAAGTAGTTTGACATTTTAGTAACCCAACTCCGTGTCTACTGCTGCGCCATCATTATTTCCATAATCATCATTAAAGATTGGTTCAAGTTCTTGGAACTGCATTGTTATTTGATAAGAAACCATTTTTCCATCAGTGAATGTTGCATAGTTTCCTTCAGGTGTGTAGTCAACGGTGAATGATTGTAATGCACACTCTTTAAATTTGTTCAAATACTTGTGTTCTTTACCTTTATGCAAATATTCTAACTTGAATGTATGCGGTGTTTTAAGGAACAAGTTTGAAGGAGTTCTTTGAACTGCCATTCCTTGTTTAAAGAAGCGAATGATTTTAATAATCTCATTTGCTTCTGGTTGACTTCTTGCTGCAAGTTTGAATGTAAATGAGAATGGTCTCAATGTTGGTGCTTGAAACAGCAATTCCATATTTGGATTTAGAACTGCACCTGTTGCTCTTGTTAAGAGTTGTGCTCCCGTTCCAGATGCAGCACCTGCAAAGAATGCTGCTATACCAGTCTTAACGGGATTGTTGTCTTTTGCTATCTTTTTTATTAAATCACTTGCTTGATCCGCTGCAGCACCTCCACCTTTTGTTATACCGGTTAAAGCGAGAGCTGCAAGTTCAGCTTGAAGGGGATTCATATTTTCTGATCCAAACTGAACAGAATTAGTGTCTGTTATTCCAGATGTAATTGGTAGGAATACTGATCCAATAATTGTATAGTCTGTGCTTCTACTTGGATTGAATCCAAAAGTTAATTCATCAATAGCACCTCCACCAGGTCTTCTTGGTTTATACTCTACCATATTAATCTTAAGAACATCTTGTTTTGATGTGTCAAGGTCTGATGGATATTTTAAATTTTCTGGAAATTTTTTTCTTGATATTGAGGAACCAGATGCTCCCCCAGCAGCATCTAATGTACTAGCTGGAGTTAAAGTTGCACCACTCTGGTCACTTGCTGGTTCACTTGCTGGAGATTCTTTTGGTGGGGGAGTTGCTCCTTGTCTTGGTACAACAGGTTTTGTTTTTTCTGGTGCTGCATTTGCTTGAGATTTGTAGGTAGGAGTAGCAGCAATTCTGTTGTAATTTGCAATTCCTATGGGATCTGTTCCTGCATTTAACTTTGCATTTTTTAGAACAGATGCTTGAATAGCCTTATCTAAAGATGAAAAATTTGATTTTCCGTTTGCATCTTTTTGATTAAATCTTGCATTATATAAAGCCTGATTGTGTACGACTACACTGTTAGTAGAAGCATTTCTTGAGTAAATCAGAGTGTCTCCAAACAATCCTGGTCTGTAGACATCATAATTTCCGTTTGATATATTGCCCTTTACAAAAACTCTATCTGCAGCACCACCAGGACCTGTTCCAGCGGATGGTAGTAATCTTGTTGGCAAAGTTGCCTTAATGATGGAAGAACTTTCAGCTTCCCATCCAGGTGTTGTGAATGCAGCCATCAGAATGGTGGTTTTTATTTATTTAGACGGAACTTTCCATACTGCAATGCAAGCAGTTCATCAAGTTCATTGTATTTTACAACGTGAAGTTTCCCTACAACTTCTTCCCAAGTATATTGTCTTCCTTGTCTCCAGTGAAAATTGATGCCTTTAAATCCCCATCTCTCCAATGATGTGCAAGCAATCAATGGGTATTGATCATACTCAATGTCTGGAGTCTTGGGACTGTAAACAAAGGTATAAAATTTACCTGGTTCAGGATACAAAACTTCTTCTCTGAATACCTCCATAATGTGCATCATAATATCATCTTGATCAGCAGATCCAGACTCTGCAATTTTTCTCTGCAGTTCTCTAGTTCTTGCAGTTCCTGTTCCTACATACTGACCGAAACCTTGTGGTGCCATTACTTAATACCTAGTTCGTCTTCGGTGACTATCTTAAATTCTATGAGTCTATCTGCACAAAATTCTTTTGCTGCTTTCCACTTTGCTTGATTGACTTCATAAGTCACGCATTCATGAATATAAGATTTGGTTACTCTCTTTTTCTTTGCAGGTGGTTTTGTTTGTTTCTTTGGTTTAACTTCAATTACATATGTTTTAATTCTTCCAGTTGATTCTTTTACCTTTACGATAAAGTCTGGAAAGTATCTATGAACACGATTATCAACAGGCGAGAGATATGGAATAGAAAATTCTTCACTACCCCACTCTAAAATATTTTCATTCAAGTCACACCAATGGCAGAACTTTCTTTCCCAACTACTACGGCATATGATATTGTTGGGATTCCCTTTATATTTTTTAGGAAAAGATGGTCTGTATTTACTCTTAATACTTTCTGCCATCATACATAATATATAAGGTCAAATAGTATTTATAAATGCCTACACCAAGGTCTCTATCAGACATCAAATCAAAGTTATTAAGACCTGCTCTCACTTCTCATTTTGAAGTACAGATTGGAATACCTCCATCTTTGGGAAATATTTTAGGAGTTGATCAGGATAAATTAAATCTAATGTGTTCGGAAGCAACTCTTCCTGGATCACAATTGACTACGTTGGAACTTAATAATGATCGTACTGGTGTGACAGAGAAGCACGCATATAGAAGACTGTTTGATGATAGAATTGATCTTACTTTCTATGTTGATGCAGAGGCTTACTTACCAATAAGATTCTTTGAGATGTGGATGAGATATATTACAAACGAAGACGCTGCAGATCAATCTCCAATTAATAAAGATTATTTTTACCGCGTCAAGTATCCAGATGAATATATTTCTGATCAGGGATTGACTGTCACAAAATTTGAAAGAGATTATAAATCAAAACTGACATATCAATTTGTAAGAAGTTTTCCTCTCTCGGTTTCTTCTATGCCAGTTTCTTATGAGTCATCATCTCTGTTGAAATGCACCGTGTCAATGAGTTATATTCGGTATGTTATCAATGAACTCCCTTCAAGAACTGCTACTTCTTCCGAAAAACCAAAAACTCCTTTGGATCAAGCAAAGTTTAATGGAAACAGTGGATGGAGATATACTGCTGAAGAGTTGGAGGGATTTAGACAGTCTGCATTTGAAGATAGTGTACAGCGAGGAAGACAAAATCTGACTCGTCCAAATACCACGGTCAGAGGACCTAGAGAGAGGGAATAAATAATCATACTGAACTTTTTGGGTTATTATGCCATTACCAAAAATTGCTACACCAACTTATGAACTTGAGTTGCCATCCACTGGAGAAACAATTCAGTATAGACCTTTCCTTGTAAAAGAAGAAAAGGTTCTTGTAATTGCTTTGGAAAGTGAAGACACAAAGCAAATTACAACTGCTGTAAAATCAGTTATAAAAAATTGTATTCTTTCTAAAGGTATTAAGGTAGAGAATCTTCCAACATTTGACATTGAATATTTGTTCCTTAATATTCGTGGCAAGTCTGTTGGAGAAGACCTTGATGTGAATATTGTTTGCCCAGATGATGAGGAAACTCAAGTAGTTGTTAATATTAATCTGGATGATATTAAAGTACAGAAGAGTGAAGAGCATACTAATAGAATTAAAGTTGATGATTCAATAATGATGGAGATGAAGTATCCATCATTGGAACAGTTCATCAAGAATAACTTTGACTTCAGCGATAAGAATGCAATGGATCAATCTTTTGAATTGATTGCATCTTGTATTGATAAGATCTACACTGAAGATGAAGTATGGGCTTCTGCGGATATTTCTAAAAAAGAAGTAATAGAGTTTCTTGAATCAATGAACTCTTCACAGTTCAAAGACATTGAAAAGTTCTTTGAGACAATGCCAAAACTTTCTCATACTATTACGGTCAAGAATCCAAACACTAAAGTAGAAAGCGAAGTTGTTCTTGAGGGCTTGGCATCTTTTTTCGCCTAGGTATGGTGCATATGGATCTGGCAAATTATTTTCAACTTAATTTTGCCTTGATGCAGTACCATAAATATTCTTTGACTGAGATTGAAAATATGATGCCTTGGGAACGGGACATCTACGTTGGATTATTGCAAAATCATCTTGAGGAAGAAGAATTAAAACAGAAACAACAAAATGCCTTCAAGTAACACTTCCCTAGACTTTTTAGATAGAGATCAACCTTGGTATAAGGGAAGAGTTTCTGATGCGCTTTGGGACAGACTTAAGGCACGATTAACTGGTGGTACTGACTCTGCTGGTATACAGTATTCTTCTTT